CTCTACTACCAATCATTCGTGATGCAATGGCACGTCGTATGGCTAAAACACTTGACAAAGCCATGCTAATTGGTGCAGGTGATGCAACCACACCACTTAAGGGCCTAGCAACATATGATCCAGTTGGTGGTGACGGCAGCTTACTACAGCCAACAGTCACACTAGCTACAAGCAGCACAGCTATGACAGCTCTTAAGATGATGGAAGCTCGTCGTAAACTAGCAGCTTGGGGATTAAATCCTAGCGAACTAGTAGCTTTTGTAAGTACACAAGCTTACTTTGAACTACTAGAGGATACAAACTTCCTAACAGTAGATAAAGCTGGTCCAAATGCTACACTATTAACAGGTCAAGTTGGTAGCATTGGTAATACACCAATTATCGTTAGCGCAAGCTTTGACGCAGCTGCTGCCGGTGCTGCTGCTGCAGTTATCGTTAACCCACGTAACTTCCTAGTTGGAACACATCGTGGTATGCGTGTTGACAGCGATGATGAAGTTGTAAATCAGCGTAGCGTACTAGTTGCAAGTATGCGTATTGGTATGACACAACTATCAACAACTGATGGTCATGGTGTTGTAGCAGTTCGTTACTTAGCCTAATTAGTTATAGTTATATGGACAGGATTCGAAAGAGTCCTGTCTCTAAAGCCCAATTAGTTGGTCTTTAGAGACAGAGGAGGGTTTATGGCTGACCTAATAACTAGAGCAGAATATAAAAATTACCTTGGTATTACTAGCAGCAATAAAGATACTGAAATCGATTTGCTAATACCCAAGGTTAGTCAGTTAGTAAAAACCTACTGCCGCAGAAATTTTACTGACTACTATGACGAAGCTAAAACGGAGTACTTTGATGGTGGTTTTGACCGATTAATATTAAAAGAAACTCCAGTAACTAACGTACTACAAGTTAGTCAAAGTACTAACTATGGTAAAACTTATGCAACTACCCTTGTAGAGTTTACAGACTGGATACAGGATGGTGATAGTATTCGCATGGTAGCTAGCCCAGGATATTTTGCATTACATCCACGCGGATATAAAGTTAGTTATTTTGCTGGCTATGAGTTTGTACCAGATGATCTTAAATTAGCTGTGCTTGATCTTGTAGAATATTACTCAAAGAATAATAGTGCAGTACATGTTAATCGTGATGTAACCCCAAATGTTACACAAATACAATATGTAGCTACTACAAACTTTCCAGCGCACATTAAGCGTGTGCTAGATCAATATGTAGCGGATTATGCGTAATGTCAGCACCAGAACTAAGTGCCGTAGTTAGGGCCAGAATAGAAAAAATATACGGTGAAAAAGGCGTAATACTAGGCAAAAGCGGAACTCGTGCAGATATATTTAAAACCTATAAAGATACCCAAAAACTTCGCAGTGATTTTAGTTCAGTTAAAAGCAATCAAGTAAATATATTAACTAGGCAGTCACTCGATAAACTTAAAGTAGATTTAGATAACGAACTTCAAAAGAGCGTTTTTAAAACTGCCAGTACTGAATTAATGAGTCTAATTAACTTTGATGATTTTGTAAAGACTAGTTTTCCTGCTGAAGCTGCCAAAATGCAAAAGAGCGGACAAGTTAGATTAGTAGGCGTAACTACAAGTAAAATAATAGAGAAGTTTTTAATCTATGTGGGCAGCATAATAGATATTCAAGTTCTTGCCGCAGGTAAACGAGATCCGTTAACTGATAAAACTTTTTTACAATATATACAAAGTTCTATACAAGCTGGTCATCTTGCTGGTATATTTACCGCAAAAGTAGCAGCTGCATTGGGAGGCGCTGTAAACTTTACCCCTGGTGGAACATATAGAGATTTTACAATTAATGTTGACATTAGTGATATAAAAGATCAGCAAGAACGCGAACAAATTGAAAATTATCTAGATTTTGTAGATAAAACTATTAAACTACTATTAGATGCCGATTTTCTTAGTAGTAATCTTACTAATGAAATAGCCATTTTTACCGAGGCAACAAAAGGTGCACTAGATAATAGGCCCTATTTTACACTAGAAATGCAGATAACTAAAATTAACGCAGAGGCTGGTGATATATTAAAAAATTTAGGGGCTTCTCTTAATAGTTTTATTGCTGCGTTTCCTAAAGGTCAGATAGCTGCTAAGAGTAATGTAAACATTGCTTTTAATAGAATTATAAAAGATCTAGAACCTTTAGCTAAGCTGATACAAACTCAAGCAAATATTATTTCAACAACATCACCTGCTTTAGCAGACGCTATTCGCGATAATGCAGCTTCACTTGGCGATATGGCTGTAAATGCAAGAGGATCACTAAGCATAAAACAATATATTGCTGAAGTCGTAAAAGATGTTATTAAAACTGGTAAAAACCAAACATCTATAGGTACTACAAAAGCTACTAGTAAAAATACTATTAAAGATAAGTCAGATATGACTAGTCAACTTAACAAGTTGATTAAAGAAACTACGGCTAAAGTTAAAAAACTTAAGCAAACTATTCAGAAAAGCAATTCAGCAGTTAAAATACGTAGTAAGCGTACAAATAAAAAAATAAGTGCTACTAATATACTAAGCTTACATCAACTATTAGATGCACAGTTAGTTGATACTGTTAAAAGAAATATGGGTAATGGTAGTAGGCGAGATGTATTAAACCTTCGTAGTGGTAGATTCGCCGAAAGTGTTAGGGTAAATAGATTAAGTGAGGGAAGAGAGGGTACTATAAGCGCTTTTTATACTTATATGCGCAATCCTTATGATACATTTAGTCAAGGCGGAAAACAGCAATATCCTCGTAGTAGAGACCCTAAATTGCTAATATCTAAATCAATTAGACAAGTAGCAGAGCAGTTAAAGATAACAAGATTAAGGGCCATATCAACATGACAAAGCGTGTACAAATAGTCAAGGCCCTTGCCGAGGTGTTTAAAACCATAGATGGCACAGCGCCATATGTAACTAATCTACAAGGTTTAAGTTTTGCCAAGCTAAAGTTCTGGGATGAAATAAACGATTTTCCTAGTGTATACTTAAGCCCTGGCACTGAACTGCGTGAATATCATCCAGCAGATTTTGCCTGGGGCATGCTTGGCGTATGTGTAAAAGTTTACTGTAAAAGTGAAGACACTGCACAAGAAGAACTTGAGCAGTTATTAGAAGACTTAGAACGTTGTATAGACGCAAATCGTCAGCTAGTATACGACACAGACAATAATTATGAAACAACAGAAATATTAATAGACTCAATAACTACGGACGAGGGCCTCTTAGCTCCCTATGCAGTTGGCGAGATTAACTTACAGGTTCGCTATCAGATCATGTAAGCAAACCGTGTTCACAAGGTCTAATACAGATAAACGTCTAGTAGTGACTGTAGGAACACCTCTTGAGAGGATAAAAAGATGAGTTTTAATTTACTTCGTAATAGTAGAGTATTCTTTACTACTGCAGTAGGAACAAGTGGTTCTGGCTTAGGCGTAATTGGTGGCACAGGAGCTCCAGCGATAAGCACTGGTAATACCAGAGAAATCCAGGTATTAGATGGTTTCGGCTTTAGTCAAAATACTACTAGTGAAACAGTTACATTAAATGAAACAGGTGCTGCACCAGTTCGTGGTCAACGTAGTTTTAATACGCAGCTAGATCCAGTTGATTTTAATATGACTACGTATATACGCCCTTTTAGAAATACTACAGGTGGTTCAGTTAGTGGTATTACTTGGGGAAGTACTACAGCCGCAGTTACAGCAGGTAGTGGTGCTAGTACAACACTACTTACAGCATACCCAGCCAATATAGTAACTGCAAGTGCCGCAACACAAGCGTATGCCGCAGATTATGGTTTAAATACCTTTATTTATGCTACCAGCGCACCTTCTGGTGGAACAACAGCAACATTTGCACCTATTTTTGGTGCCGATCCCTCCACTAGCAGCTATCAAAAATTAATAGGAATTTATCTAGTAAATGCAGGCAGTGGATATACTGTTGCGCCTACTATTACTATTACTGATCCAGATAGTGGAGCAGAAGCAACAGCACTACCAACTGTAACTGCTAGTATAACAAGTGCAGGTTCAGTTACTATTACCGCTGAAGAAAAACCATTGTGGAATGCACTATTCACTGGAACAGGTAATGCTAATGCATGGACTGATGGAACTAGTAATGCTACAGTTGTAGCTACAAGTAGTAATGCTCATCAACTTCAACGTTTTGGATTAATTATTCTAATTGATACGACTTGTTTCTTAATTGATGATTGTGTATTAAATACAGCAACTATTGATTTTGGTATTGATGCTATTGCTAGTATACAGTGGGCAGGTCAAGCTAAAGCTATACGTAGAATAAATGCTCCTAATATTGATGATACTAGTGGATATTTTCAACAGAAAGCCAGCGAAACTGATACAACAACTCAAGCATTATTTTCAGCAAGCGCAAGTACAACAACATTTACTAAGAAAACTACTGCTGCTTCTTTTATAGCTAATAAGTTAAGTGTAGTTACTCTAAAATCAAATATTGGCGGCGTAGCTATTACGTCACCTTCTACTCCTACTAAGACGTATAATATGCCCTTAACAGGCGGTAATTTAACAATTAGTAATAATGTTAGCTACTTAACTCCAGCTGTACTTGGTGTTGTTAATCAACCAGCTACTTACTTTGCTGGTACGCGTGCAATTAGTGGCAGTATGACAGCTTATTTACGCACAGGTACTAACGAAACAGCTGGTCTACTAGGTGACTTATTAAGTAATGCAACAACAGATGTAGACCCTGCATTTTATATTAAAGTAGCTATA